CAATAAGATTAAAATTAAATTACTGTCTTATGATGAAAATGGTAATTTAATTGATACTGTTTCCAACACATTAAAAAATAATATACTTACATATTTGGCCGAATATAGAATGGTCAACGACTTCTTGGACGTTGAGAGTGGTGAAGTTGTCGATTTCACATTAGAAATTGACGTTGTAATTGATAAAAACGGAAACCAAACAGAAATTGTTAAAACAATTATTGAAGATACTGTGAGTTATTTTTCAATAGAAAAAAGAAAAATGGGAGACCCATTATTCGTTGGTGATTTATACAAAACAATAGGTGAAGTAAATGGTGTTGTAAACGCTGTTGATATTAGGGTTTTCAATAATATCGGTGGTGAATATTCATCTTCTGAAGTTGCTCAAGCTTATGTTGATGCTAACACAAAAGAAATTTCACAATCAGATATGACCATATACATGAAATCTAACCAAATATATCAAATAAGATTTCCACAGAAAGATATAAAAGTTAGAGTAAAAACCTTAGGAACGACTACATTCTAATTTAATTTTTATTTATTTTTCTGGAAATCCATAATTTTCTATTTATATAGAAGAATGCAGAAACATAGAATTTCCACAAATATAGGTAAAGACCAAAAAGTCGTAGTCGAACTTAAAAACGACTTCGATTTATTGGAGATTTTATCTCTTAAGTTTACACAAACCGAAGCGTATTCGTCAATGTGTGCGGATTACGGTGTTGTCTGCGGTCGAATTTTTGTAAATAACGGTTTTGGTGTACCAAACGCCAGAGTCTCGATTTTTATTCCAATATCCGAAGAGGACTCTAACGACCCTGTAATATCGGCTCTTTATCCGTTTACAACAGTTGACGATAGGAATGAGAATGGTTACCGTTATAATTTATTACCGAGTAGAAAACAACACGGAGGACATGAACCAACCGGTACATTTCCTGACCAAAAAGATATCTTAACGAGAGAAGAGGTACTTGAAGTGTATGAAAAATATTACAAGTACACCGTTAAAACAAACGATGCTGGTGACTTCATGATTTGGGGTGTACCTGTTGGTATACAAACAATACATGTTGATGTTGATTTATCAGATATTGGTTGCTTTTCATTAAGACCTGATGATTTTATTAGACAAGGACTTGGTGTAGACAAATTTAAAAACACATATTCTTATAAATCATCAAACGATTTAGATACTTTACCTCAAATTGTTTCATTCAATCAAACAGTAGAGGTTTATCCTTTTTGGGGTAACGAAGATTTATGTGAGATTGGATTAACCAGAACCGACTTTGATTTATCAAGTAAGGGTGTTAAGGTTGAACCTAAAGCATATCTATTAGGTTCGATTTATTCAGACAAAGGTAAAAATACACTCAATAAAAATTGTAGACCTCAGGGTGAAATGGGTCGAAAATGTGATTTAACAACATTTGATGCAACAATTGAAATAATAAGATTCACACCAAATAAAGATACAAAGGGTAGACCTATATTAGAAAGATATGAAATTCAAGAAGACATAGAGGAAGATGGTTCATTCGTGGTTCCATTACCTATGAATATGGATTTTATATTCACAAACGAATTTGGTGAAAACGAAATCACAAACGACCCAAACAAAGGAATCCCAACTTCCGCGTGTTATCGATTTAGAATATCAGGTAAAAACCAAACTTTAGGTAGAGTTAGATATGTTGCTAGTTATTTACTCCCAAATATACGAGAATACAATTCTGATGTTGACGGTTCATACGCCTTCTCATTAGATTGGGATGACTATCCAACTTCAGCAACAAGTTCTTCGGTTATTTTTAACCAAACTTATGGAAGTTATTTCCCTGAAGATTATTTCTATAGATTCTCATACAATAAGGTATATTCGGTGACTTCTTATAGAAGTGGTCACTTTAAAGGTGGAAAAGATAATTTCTTAGGTATTAAAGATATTGCACCAAAAGCCGAAGAGGATTGCGAATCAAGTGTAGTTACACCACCAATTAATTACGCGTGGAGAAAGTTTAGTTTTGCCATTTTATTGGCAATTATAATTAATGCTTTCGAAAGAGTAATTTATACCGCTTTCGTTGGTGCAATACAAATCATAATTATACCCTTTCAATTCCTGTGGGAGTTTCGTATTTACATACGAGCATTAGGTGCTACAATTATAAATTGGAGACCATTTGGGTTTTTTGATGGTGCGGTTATTGAACCTCTACAAGCATTGGGTACGGTCCATTTAAGTACAGTTGTATATCCCGAATGTGAATCATGTGATGAAATACAGGTTTTCAATGAAAACCCAACAACTGAAAGTGACCCATCTTTAATTTATCAAAAAGTTGGTTCAGGTAGAGCTGTTAGAGACAAATTGACATTTTTAGTAAACTGTACAACATATAATCTAAATGTACCAACAACAGGTACAACTACATATAATTGGATTGATTGTACAACTAATATACCACAAAGTGTTTCAATACCGTTTAGTGGTTCCCCAACAAATGGTATATGTGCGAGAGATGGTTCATTATCTTATTCGGGTGGTGATGGTACACCATCAGTTGTGGGTACTTGTGATAGTACAGTTACTGACGTTTATATTGCGGACCCACTGAATGGTACCGATGAATATATTTTAAGTGAAACACCATCTTCAGGTTTGACCCAATACGATTACACGGGATACACTTATGGTCAATCATTAACAACCATTTATAATAATTATTTATCAGGTAGTGCTACAGGTCGAACCTATTATGTAAAACTATTATATTATATCGCTAATCCATATGCCCAAACTTCAGACATTACAACATTAGGTACTCTAACTACAGGAACAACATTTGAATTAAATATTAATACATACACATCAGGTTCAACTACAGGATATTTGGGTTTGGATACCGGTACTAATTTAAGTTGGAGGGACGCTTCGATACCAAAAGATTATGTTTGGACAGGTTTTACGTATGAAATATATGATAACTATTACCCTACAACAGGTTCATCTGTAAACTCGTTTGATAGTACCTCGTTACCTGAGGGATGCTTGTCTCAAAACACGATATATGATGATAGTGGTATAGTACCGATAACATATTGTGCATCGGGTGTTACCGCCGATTATAATAATAGTAGTCAAGTTATAGCAAATCCAGGCACAAATTGTAATAATTTAAACCTAATGACCGTCGGTCAAGTTGCGGCAAATGATTTATCTAAAAACCCTTGTAGTAATCCACCATGCGACACTAGAAGTGGATTCTCTGAATTTAGATTCGGTGTTTATACGGTAATACCTGCAGCACACGCTGACAATAGAAATGTACAATTCAAATTAATTAGGGAATATGCTAGAAGAAAATTGGTTAATAAAGTATTCTGTGAGGGTATTGCAAATTATTCGTTTTTTGACAATTGGTTAGCCGGTTCATTATACATGTTCCCATTTAAAGCGAGAGTGAGATGGGATGATGAAGAAAATTTAGATTTGAATGTCAGAGGAACAAATTATTGTGAAAACTTACTTTACTATAAAGTAAAAGAAAAAACATCTAACGAACCTGTTAAAAGATTTTACTATAGGTCTACAAAATGGAACGGTTCCATTTTCCAAAAAACATCATCGGGTTCACAATTTAGTACTTTAAGACACCCAACAACAATAATGGATTTAGGTCCGAGAGATGAGTTCATCAAAGAAATATGTGTCGACCCAACTCTTGACCCTAATTGTTCGGTTGTTAGAAATATTGGACCGACTTCATATCAAAATTTCAAAGAGATGTTAGGTTTATACATCAATTATAGACTTGACACAAATGCTGATTACGGGTACAAAGATTTCTTTTCAAATACGGGGTATACGTCTACATATCCATTTAACACAAACAAAGAAATTTTAAATGGCGACGTGACACAACTTATTTCAATTAACAACGAAGTTGGTATTGAAGAATTTGATTTACAAAATAGATATTACGGTCAATACAGTCCAACAATATTAGACCCCGATGATTATCAACAACTATTCAAATCACAATCAGGTTCTGCAAATGGACCGATGCCGATAAATTTTGTTTTTGATGATGAAGGTTATAGAGTAAGAGTTTGTTTAAATGAACCAGGTAGATTAACAGAATCTTCTCAAATAGTTCCATTCTTTTATTGGGACAAAAAAGGTCAAGGATTTGGTGAAGGATATGGTCAATCATGGGATTACTCAACAGTGGTTTCTCAAAGATTACAAGGAATGACATACAACTATGCGTTCACTGGTGACAGCACGTACAATTATTTATTGTTCCCAATGACCAAAGATTATTCGGGTAACACATTTACAATTGCGGGTGCTGATGTTAATGATGGTTCATTTGATGTAGAAGATACTACGGACGTTCACTTGAACTACAATAATCAAGAAGAAGGATTTACTGTTTTACATATTACATCAGGAACAACTTCAAACCCTGACGCAGGTACTTTATGGATTAGAGTAGGTGAATTAGGTGGTTGGGAATCAAAACCTTGGAATTTCGATGTTGATTTTATATTAAAACCAACAGACGTAAACTATACAGGTACTAAACAAATTCTTTCCACACCATTCTTATTCTATTTTGGATTAAGACCGGGAGCGACCGCCATTGATAAATTCATAAAATTATTTGGACCGAAAGGTGCATTCCCGACTCAAGAATAATGGATAAAAAAAGAATCATACTACCATCTAAAAAGTTTTTTGGCTCAATTAATGAAGACCAAACGATTCGAGTTGGATTAGAGGAAACCGAAAATCTTTTAAGAGAAGGTGATAGAACGATAATCTTAAATAATGCCGAATTATTCAATAAAGAAAGGAACGAGAGCACCAATTATAAGATACATGGTAAATTAAAAATGGTCTTTAGGAATCTTTATAGTGGGTCATCCGAATATAACCCACTTTTAAAGAGACTTTATTTAGTTGGAGATGGTAGTAATAACAATTTTGATGGGTTTTTACCTTATCAAGAATTTGCGTTCCTAAGAAAAGATGTATTCAGACAAGTGAACACCATACAAACGGTATCATCTTTAACAACATACACACCCGTTATAACTTATTCTGGTGAAACTGAACATGTCACGATAACAAGTATAGATGCTCCTTACCACAATTGGAATGTTTATTTATCCTATGTGTATGGTCAGGACAGTACCTATCCAATGAAATATACTTTAAGTGGTGGAACTTCATTTAGTTTCACTGCGGGTGATGGTATACCATTTAGAGTCGAAAGTTTACCTAATTCTTATAAATTTACTAGTCCCGTTGAACATGGAATGTCATCAGGTGAATTCATTACACTTAGTGGTGGTAGTTTTAATAATACTGTAGATGTTACAGGTAGAACATTTAGTATTATAAGTGTTGGGGATTCAATATACAATTCGGAAAAATATGTTTTAGAAATATCAAAATCCGAATTACCATCAGGAACAACACTATCGACTGTTGTTTTTGGTAAAAGATGTCTTGATAGAAATAACATCACAGGTTCAACATCAAGTTACTATGTTCACAAACATAAAACACTCACAGAAAGAGAAGATTATATCTTAGATAAGATTGGATTTGAATCATCAATTTGGGAAAACGAAAGAAAGTTATTACTTGAAAATAGCGCTGGCACCTCAGATGTTTTAGTTGAAAGAAACATGATGGAATCTTTAATTTATGATTTTAAAGAACCATTTATTTTAACAGGATTAACAAACAATTTAGGTTACTTACCAACCGAATTATACGTAACTGTAATTTTAGCTAATAGAAATGGATATTTTGAATATCCACCTAAAGTTGGTTGGAAATTTAATTTCCATGACACATGGGTTGATGAACATTTTAATGGGACGGGCTCAACTGAAACATCCATAACAACTAGTGGATTTAGTAGAACAATTAGTGCCACAACATACAATTTTGTATCAGGAACAGACTTACCACTAAACACCGTTTTACATGGTGCGTTTGTTGAATATAATCGTTCAGAATTACAAGAGAGAATAATAAGTGAGGGATATCACAGATTTTCAAACCCACTTTTTGTCTTTGATTACGGACAAACAGGTACAACAAGTACTTTTTCGGGTGGTTCAATTACAAACATGTATGGGTTGTTTTATCAACCACACCACAGAGTAAAATTAAGACAACTTTCTCCTTATATAGAAACATCTAAAACAAACCAAGTTTACGGTTTACCACAAAATGCAAAATATTTTGAAGATGAGGCATTATGGAAATGGAGAGATTTATATGACCACGGATTTATAGACCCTGAGGGTTTTGGAACAAACTATCCATTCATAAACAACATTCATTATGTAAAAAGTGACATCAATTTCTATTTAAGAAATGAAAACATTTACACAAATAAAAAAGACGCGGTTAAAAATGTAAATAAGTTTAAATGTTAATATGAAAATTCTTGCTAAAAATAATGACCAATCTATTTTGATTTCTTCAAATCAGATGTTTAAAACTGATTTAGGATGGACAGATAATGCCCAAGAAATGGAGCAAGAAATTCTCTATGAAATAATAAACCCAACAGAAAATTACGAGACCGTAAGATACATACATTCTGCGTATGAGCTGTTATCACCTTATGATACACCTTTTCAACAAACCGATATATGGTATAATTTTTATTTTTTAAACAGTCTTGGTAACTACTCTCAAAATTATGAAGATGTATCAATTACCATGGAAGAAAATTCAAAAATGTTAAAACAATCAACAGAAAGTTTTTTCAGATTAGAATTTTATAAAACAAACAATGACCAATCACCAAACCAAACAAACAGAAGGTTAGTTTTTGCAAAAAATTTATCACTACCCTTAGGTGAGAGAATATACTATACAGGTACCCCATCAGGTGCGACATTACCATTAAATGATTTTATCTACGTACCGGTTTTTACTGGTTCAAATTACAGAAATACAGAAAATATGTATTTTTTTTGGTTTGCTGATGATTCACCATTTAGTGAAACCAATATCACAGGTAACACATTCTATATGACTGCCAAATATTACAATGCGAAAGACGGTAGTGTTATAGATTTTGTCAATAAATCAAAA